ACGATACCTCATCATCACATCACGGAGGTATTGCTCTGCCTTAACCTTAGGTAAATTACCAACGTCAATATAGAATATTCTTCTTTCTGGTGCTCTTGATAATCTGTATATAACAAGAGAATCTTCAATCATACGTAACTGATTGAGTCCCTTGATTGCCTTATGTAAATATGATAGTGTAAGTTTTTTATTTCTATCTACTAAACCTGAATGTACATATGTGATTGAATCCTTAGCAATTTTTACACCCTTACCTGCAACAGATCCAAACTTCTGTGCCATACCTTGTGGGTAGTAAGTATAGAACTCAGTTACCTTGGCATCTTTTTGAATAGTTTGCTCACCTGAATATGGTAGTACAGGAATACCTTCTGCTCCTCTAGCACCTTTCTCATTCTTATTTTGCACTCTCATCAACTTAATCTTGAGAGCATCAATATATCTTAGTTCTTGAATACCTTCTTCTGGTTTCTTTAGATCGATAACTTTATGATAGTGAAGTCTACCATCTACATACCAGTTTCTAAAAATCTCATGTGACTTTTTATCAAATGATAATAAGTCTTTTATGTACTTGAACTCATCTCTTACAACACGTTTTAGATTCTCACTTACATTTAGATTATCTAAATCTATTTCAACGGGACTATCATTTGTATCAGATACAATCGCTTCGTTGACCACATGCTCAATAGCAGTATCACACTCTGGGTGATGTGCCATGTCACGGTATCTCTTTATAATATCAAACTCGGTACGAAATACACCTTCAATGTCAACGTACTGTCCATAAAATCCAGAAGACAGAAAATAATCAGCCCCATCCTCATTGTTCTGAGGAACTGGGCTGATTACACCTTTAGATTTTTTGGATTCATCTTCAATTGAGAAACCAAAAAGCTTGGCCATAATATTGTTTCCTTAGTATCTACCTATTTATTATACTATAGAATCTTGATTTGTGGCATCATATGCTTCCCACCACTGAACCTGAAGTGTTACTTGGAACTCTTCGATTGCGTCTTGAGTATCATATGATAATTCGATAGCACTTACTGCAGATGGCCAGCATCCCTTCATATTGTACCTACGAAGTACTGGAAGTACAGCACCACTCTGATCACCACGAGTGTTTAGATCTGTCTGAGCACGACCTAACTGGTTAACTCTCCAATCAGCGAAGTAGTCTGAAGGAGTGATAGTACCAGATCCATCAGATACTTTGATGATGTAATTAGCCCAACGTTCAAATGCTTGACGTAATTTGAAATCACCATCATTTAGAACTGTGATTGTCCAAGGATCGAATCTACGATCACCTGCAACTTTGAGTTGTCTTCCTCTGAAAGGAACGATAACTTCAGCGATGTTGGAAGCAGGTAATTGTGCCCCCTTGATCATCATTCTATGAGTAGTATTTTCTATCTCATCATCGAAAATACCTACACCAGATGGGAAGTCCATTTCTACCTCAAAGAGGTTAGGACGAGCACCACCTTGTGCTAATCTAGTTTTGAAAGAATCAATTGATCTTTCGTTGTTTGGAACTGAGAAAATGTTCTTGTCTAATGCCATAATTGTGGGGGTCTCCTATTACACAGTTCCTACAACTTCACTGAAGGATACTCCAGTGCGTGTAGCGACGAAGGTTAGACCGATGAAGTTAATCGATCTTGCAGGTTTGACATAGATGTCAGCAATGAACTCATTGCGATCAATAACATCAGGAGTGTTATTAGTATCATCACAAACAAGTAGGAAGTCCTGAATTCCTCTCTTCGCTTGAACATCCCTTAGGAATGGTTCAACGATATTTACGAAGTTGGAACGAGTTCCAGCATCGTTGAGTTCAAAGAGTACTGACTTAGCAGCGTTCTCGATTGCTTGCTCAATAGTGATGAACAATCTTCTTACGTTGATTCTGTCAAATGCAGACTCATAAGAAAGACCTGTCTTATCACCGAATAGGATAATACCATCACCAGGTTTAGATGTGATTGGGTTGATTCTATTAGAATACAACTGATCTCTTGCATCCTGACCAGGATTGAATGCTAGTTTGATTGCAAAGTTTAATCCACCTCTTTGTAGTCCAGCAGGTGAGAACCAAGGGAAGAAGTCCCTATCTGTTCTTACCATACACCCTGCTATATCAGAGGATGCTGGCATCCAAACAAACTTCTTATTGAACCTATCGTATACGTACTGGTAACCAGAGTCGAATACAACGTATGATGAAGAAGTTAGTGGTGCAAAGAATGATAGAACATTTGTTAGTTGATCTGCAGCACTTGCTACGTTCACAACTGATGCTCTATTAGGAGATATAACTGCAACCGTATCTTTTCTACCCTCTGCTAATTGTATTAGTTTATTTGCTTTTGCTTGCTCTTCTTCTTTAGTAAGTGAAGCACCACCCTGAAGAAGGAATCTAATATCACTATCTACTGGATCAGCAAACTTATCGTATGAAGTTAGAACGTCTCCTAATGGAGCATTGTAAAGTCCTACACCTGTGTAATCAAGACCACCTGTTAGATCGTACTTGACATTACCGATAGAACTGAACTTGATGTTCTTCGCTTCTTGACCCCATGCAGCAGCATTATTTGATACCCCAGTGAAACCTGAACTAAATCCAGATTTTATTGGAGCTGTGCCCCATGTAGCATTGGTTCCATAAGTTAGTTGATGACCACCGAAGATATACTCTGAGTTATCAGCAAGGTAATCCTTCCAATAAATCTTAGCATTACCTGCAGTTGTAGTATCGGATGCCTTAGATAAGTTCGGGAACTTCTCTAGAATTGATCCTACATCTCCTGTTACTCCACCACCTGCATCTATAACAACAACGTGAAGAGCATCGTTTGAACCATCTCTTCTAGTTACGTAATTATTTGTTCTTGGTCTGTTAAGTACAGATTTCCAAGATAAAGTAGTAAAGTCTGATCCACCATCAGCAACACTAGTAAGAATGTTCTGTTGATTGTACCAATCTAAAGATGTTATCGTAGAACCAAATGCAGTAGTACTTCCACTACCATTGACGATGTTCAATCTTGTTCCTGACTTGAACTCGTATTGAGAATTCTGTTGATAATCTACTAATGTCTCTGTTCCACCTATAACAGTACTTGTAACTCTAACATCAAATGTTGTTGATGTCTTTGCAGTAACAATACCTTTCAAGATACCTGTTGCTGCAGCAGTTGTACCAACACCAACTGTAGTTCCAGTTAATGCTTGAGTAACACCATATCCAACTGATACGTTAGCTGATAATGTACCTGTTTGGAAGGTAGGTGTAATAGTTTGGTCTGATGCGTTATCAATAACAGCGACCTTTATATTCTCTGCCCAGTTACCTGGATTCTTTGCTGCAAATAACCAAGTTGTATCGTCTGCTTGGTTGTTTACATAATCATCGTACCCTTCTAAAAGAAGTGTGATGCTTCCAGATGCAACACCTGCGTTTGCGGTATTCAGATCACCACCAGCACTACGAACTACATCCAACTTACCACCATAGGATAAGAAGTTTGAAGCTGCATACCAAGTCTCATAATGATAATCTGTTGTTCCTACACCTGGTGTTCCAAATACCTCAACTAATTCTTTTTCATTATTAATTCTGGTAATCTCATTTACTGGTCCTTTCTTAAATGGAGCAGCAATACCACCAACTACATTGAGTGTGAAATCCACGCCACCACGAGTAAGATCGACCTCTCTTACTGAAATACCTGGAGATGCTAATCGAAGTGCCATTCTAACTCCCTGCTGTTCCCTAGATTTTGACTGAAATTATTTATGAAAATGTGTTGTTATCTACTCTTTTCTCTCAATTATACTCCCACATATAAGACCTGTCACCATACTCATCTGCCTTCTTCCAATTCTCACCATCACTAGTAACTAGTTCTAAATCATCTTCTAATCCATCCATAACAAATCCAAATGGTGCCATGTCTTGCTCAATAGCATTCTTTTGTTCTTCATAGATACGTTTTCTGACATCTTGGTCAGTCATCTCCTTGAAGTAGTCTTGTGCTACCAACCATGCAAATATTACAAGACACATAGCAAGGTCATCATTACACCCTTCCTCTGCCTCGAATGATTGTTTCTTTTGTATGAATGTGGTCAACTCAGATATAATATTATAATCCATGAATGTAAGTTTATCTTCCTCCACTAATGTCTTTAGGTTAGAGCAACCAAGTTTCTTAGTAACCTGACTCATCTTTACACCTAGTTGAGTTTTTACTCCAGAGAATCCAGATCCAACTATCTGCCCTGCTCTACCACGCATAGCAACCATTAATAGATTCTCATACTCAAGATCATAGAACAATATAGATGCCACCTGATCTCCAATATCATTTACTTCACATAGAACATAAGCATTGTTATATGATGTTGCTACGTCATGTATGATAGAAGGAAATAGCATAGGTTTGATCTCATTATCTCTATACGTTGCCACAATCTTATATGGAAACTCTGTGATGTCAGCAACTATGAAGGCACTATAATCCTTTGAGATACCTCTTGCTACATCAACAGTTACAATATAATCTCTTCCCTTAAAGGGTTTCTCATATACCTTCAACTTCCCATTCTCCTCAATAGGATTCTCAAATACCATTGCTTTCAACTTAGCTGCTGATATCAATGTATCAACAGACCCTAAGAACTCACACTCAAACTCAATAGCAAACTGTTGTTTACTAGTGTTTCTTATAGTTTGTTTCTTCCATTTAGCATCACGGCCTGGTACTTCAGACCAGTGAACTTCTGTTGGAG